CGAATTGCTGCAACATATCCATAAGGGAGAGAAGGAATGATCTAAGAATCTCTAATCCGTTTCCTGAAGCAACCGCTTCCCCAAATCCTTCCATAAAGCCCTGTATGCTGTTCGACAGTATGCCGGACATCTGTCTGGCTGTGATCTGGGCTTCTTTCACAAACACATATCCGCTTTCACGAATCTTTTGCTGTACTCTCTGATAAGACTTTTCATCTATTTTAAGAGGAAATTCTATTGCAGGGACATCCATTGCCTGAATATTTGGAGCCTTCAATAGCTCTGTGGACCCTTTCGACAAATTCCCTTCCGCTCCTGCAATAATTGTTTTATTAACCAAATTCAGACGTTCCTCATAAAGACGAATTTCCTTTTCCAAAGCAATTGCCTGTTCTTCTGAAGCCTTTAATTGAACTTCTTTTAATTCATTAATTTTGTTGATGAGTCCACCTATTGTAGCTAAGTTCTTATTGGTATTTTTATCATTTTCGGAAGAATCAAAGGTAATATCTTCTACTTTGATTCCTTTTGCCAAATCTTTCTGCAATTTAAGGATATCCTCATTTTCATTCTTTAACCGTGCAATGTCTTTATCTATCGCATCTACCTTGCCTTGTACAACAGAGACGATGCCTACTTGGAACTCTTGTGCTTCTCCTGTCCGACTCAAGTCGGTGAGTAGTTGTTGTTCTTTGGTCAATCTTGAGACCATTTGTTCACGTTTGGCATATAATTCGGTCAAAAGAGCTTCATTTTCTATTTCCTTTTTGGCATATTCCACAATTTTGTCCTGTGCAGCTCTGGCTTTAGCTGAAGATACAATTGCATTAGTCAAATTTTTGTATTGAGTAGCAGCTTTTCCAGTTAATATTTCTTCTTCTGTCAGGTTTCCTAAATATTTCGGATACGACTTTTTCAATTCGTCCACAGCTCTTTTACGCTCTGCCATGGGACGGGTGATATCTTGACTGGCCTGATACAGCAGCTTCAGTTTCGTGAGTTCCTCTTGTGCGTTTTGTGCTCCTTTCTGTTGACTATCATTCAATTCTTTTTGTCTGTCGATTTGAGTTTTAGTCACTTTTGACAACCCCGACATTTCACCAGCCACGTTAAAAATCTCTTCGCCATACATGGACAATATGGTAACACCAGCCACCAGTGCAGTTTGCCAGGAGAACAACGATCCTGCGACCTGTTTCCAAACTGGAACCGCCTTTTGTCCTGAAGCGATTAATTCCTGGTTTTCTTTACGTACTGCCGATATCGAATCCGCCAAGATCGGCAAGTTGTTGGAGATAGCGAGAAAGAATGTATTTGCACTGATTGCCAGTGCCGGTAATTCTCTTGCCACCTGCTGAACGGACACATTCAGGGAATTGAATCTCGGAGTGACTCTTTTTGTGGAATTTTCCAATGCTTCAGAGGCCGTAGCCGCCTCTTTCCCCAAGCTTTGGTATTGTCTTTTCAAGTTATCGACAACATTGGAAATATTCTTCACGTTACCCACAGATGAATTGGAAACAGCAGACAGCCGACCGGAGATGCCATTCAGACTGCCGACTACCTGATCGGCAGATTGTTTGACAACCTTCAACTCCTTGTCAATCGTTTTGGAAACACCGGAAACCTGGTCCCGCATCCGAAGCAATATGTCATATGTAATACCTCTATCCGCCATATTCCTTTTTTACACGTTCGAAATCTTCTCTCGTTGCTATTTTTACCTGTTTATTTTCCTGTTTTTCCTTTTCCCAATCAAACCGGACAATATCTGTCGGATTCAGTTTCTTTTTTGAAAATGGAGTCAATATGCAATGTGCCATAAACCGGGTCTGTTCCCAACTACTGCGGAAAAAGACCGTTTCATTTTGGTTCCACTGCCCGGCTATCTCGCTGAATTCTTCGGGGGTCAGCTGTAGGAAATCCGTCCGGCTCATGCCTATACGGCCTACAGCCAGCCCAAGCAGTTCCAGGATGGTTATCCTTTTTTTTTAGATTGTGCCTTTTCCGTCTCACAAGAGGCCGCTTGCGCCTGAAAGTTTTCGCTTTGCCATCCTGAAAGATCTTCAGGTGACATGTGGTCGGCCATATCCATCTCGTCCTTGAACGGCAGTTCCACGCCGTCTGCCCTACAGGAAGAGACCAGGCAACAGAAGATCAACATAATGACCAGAGCGATATCCGTACCCTTCATCTCGGTAACCTCCTGCCCGGTTCTTCGTTTGAATTCCAGCATGGCCCCCATGGTCAGCCGGCAGGGATATTCCGTATTATTGATTGAAATTGAATGTTTTCCCATTGTCATGATACAATTTATTAGGATGCGACTTGTTTGGTCTGCACATCCCCGCTTGATGAAAATTGTGCACTGTACGTCACATCCTCACCGGCCTGTGATGTCTCTTCCAAAGAGTCTATAACGAACTCCCCTTCCTCGTAATCGTCCCCTTCTTGTTCGTCCGCTTCCGCGAAACCATATTTTAACAGGACATTCTTCTTCTCCTTCATGGTTTTCAGCAGCAACTTTTTATCCTTGTCGCCAAAAGCCCGGAGCGCATCGGCCTTGATCGTAACTGTGACTGAAGTGATCCTCTTCTCCGGGTTACCTCCGGGAGAGTCCTTTGTCAACCTTTCTTTTGTTTCCGTATTATACGTGATCGTATGACTGGTAGCCAATGCCTGCGCCTGCCATACCGGAGATTCGTTCGTCTCCGCAGTGTTGATATACAGCATCAGGTTCCTGCCATCCAACGGTTCTCCATTATTTCTTGCCATCGTCTTCTTTATTTAGTGATTAATAAAAGATACCGAAAGCCTCAAACACTTTCATGCCTGAAGCCTTCAGTGGACAATCATGCCTTGTCTTCCAACAATGCAATCACACCCTTCTGATCGTCACGAATGATGTCGGCTCCGTAACGGGTGAACGACTCGATGATCGTGCCGCCCAAATAACCGGGAGCTTCCGCATTAATGATCGTTCTGAGTCTTCCTTCTGCACGGCAGACCATCTTGTCGTTCCAGAACAAGGCCCCTGAAAGCAAGGAATCCTTCACATCCGCATCTCCCCTTAAAGGAGTTTTTCCGTTGTACAATACGCCATTGTGCCCTTCTTCCGTTGAACGCTGGAAGATGTCGATGCCAAGGATGCGTCCGATAACCCCTTCCTTCAGCCGGGATTCGTTCCCCGTCTTGTAATAATCGACAAATTCGGGTATGGCGAGCAAGTCGGTGTACATGTCAGCCGTCACCATGCCGTACCAATTGCCTCCCATTCCGGAAACGCCCATTCGCATCATCAGGTTAAGAACCTTCAGAAGGTCCTCTTTCGTCAGGGCCTTTCTTTGCGAAGTGAACCCCATCACGTTTGACGGACGTGCGCTTCCTGTCGTTTTCAGAATGTTCGCTTCCAATTTGGGACACCAGTGTTCCATCGTATAAGCGGCGACTTTCGTGTTGATCTCCGCAGCCTGTTGTTCCTGCTTGGTTTGACGTTTGTTGTAGTTGACAAGCAATTCGGACTGCGAGTCGATAAGCAGGGGAGCGCAATAGATTAATGTCGTATTGTACTTTTTCGTGCTGTCCGTTGACGTTTCAACAGACAAGGGCAAAGAACTGGGTTTACCCTCTTTCGCTTTGCTGATCTTTGTCTGTACAGGCTTTTCCACCTGTTCGGTTTTATCAGCCACCCCGGTCTCACCAATAGACTTCTTATAAAAACTATTGTCCGGGAAAATGAGCTTTTGTAGTTCGCTCGAATAAAGTGTCGTTCTTATTTCTGCCATATTCTAATCGATTTGTACGGCATCGGCCGTTTGGATAAATTTTTCACCATCATACACATATTCGGCAACTTTTGTTTTGCCGTTAACTCCGACAGTTGCCTTACCAGCCATACCTTCTCCGGGAGTAAGGCTTTCCGTGGCAGTCGTCCTTGTTTTCACGACAAGGCGGGCACCCGGTTCCACGTCCTTGCTGATTGCAAGATTAAGGGTGCGTGCCCCGGTTGCGATGACGCTTGCACCATCTACGATTGTCAGGTTGTTATAAATATCGACAGCCTGATTTCCTGTGGCCGTCAAACTGACAACGTCTGCCTTACCGAAGGGCCACTTTACGATTGGATTCTGTAATTCCGTGTTCATAACTTTTATGCGATTGAAGATTCATATTCGTCGAGCAGGCGGTTGAAACGTTCCGGATCTTCCCGTTCCATTTTAAGCAGGGCATCCGGATTGTGCTTTTGATACCAATCCCAGTCATGGCTGTCGTTTCCGCCTTTTTTCTCCTTTTTACCCACACGATCGAGGACATCACTTAGCCGGCGGTTTTCCGTTTGTCCGGCAGGTTTACGGGTAAATTCCCCGTCCTCTTCTGTTTGTTTGTCTACCTCTTTGTCCTGAACATCGGATATCATTTCCGCGAATAACTCGAAATCGGCATTGGCCAGCCGCTTCATCCGGTCTTCATTCTTGTCCGTTACTGTCCCGTTCTTTTTACCCAAAGAGAGCAATTGTCCGATAAGGACATCCCTCGTTTCGTTTGCCGTCTTCTTTTTTTCAGCAATGTCATCCAGTATCTGCTGCTGGCTTGCACCCTCCGGAAGGCCGAGAGCTTTTGCAATTTCTTTCATGTTTGTCTTTTTATTAGATGATTGATATTCGTTATTGATCCGGCTCAAAAGTTCCGGAACAGATAGATTGCTTAATTCCTCCTTGCGGGGAGTCGTGACCACATCATCGCACAGGCCCGCCGATTGTGCTTCCAATGCGGAAAACCAGGTTTCATCCTTCATCAGCGATGTTATCTTATCCTTGTCACAGCCCCTTCTCGAAAGGATGGTACGAAGGGTGTCGGCAATGGAGTTTAACGCCTTGCGGTCCTTTGCCGACAGTTTTTCACTTTCCATACCGGGGATATGGGGATCATGGATCATGAGCTTTGCATAATCCTGCATGCTCACCTTGTCGGACGATATCGCAATGACGGCAGCCATGCTTGCCGCAATGCCATTCACATGCGCATGGATATAGGCTTTTGCCGAGAGAATGGCCGATACGACCGACAACCCTTGCGAGACGCTTCCCCCGTCACTGTTTATAAGGATGTGGATGGTGTCAGCCTCCTTATCCAGATTCGCAATATCATAGGCCATCCGGTTTCCGTCCACGTCACGGCCTATCACACCATACATCCGTATGGTAGCTTCGCGCTTTTCCTTGTTTTCTATAAGTTCATAAGCCATTTTATTTTTCGCGTTACTGTGATTTGTTGATTGATTTCGACAGCGAAGTAAAGGCCGTAAAAGACCTGCCGCAAATAAAGTTCCAAGGGTTGTAATAAAGATTGCAAGGCTTGGAACTTTTCTTTTCCAAAAGGATTTATGCCGTCACCTTTGCATCATAAAAACACGTGACATGGACGACAAATACATTGCCTACATATTGTTCAAGGAAGGAATTTCCGGACAGGAGATCGCACGGATCATGAAAAGGTCCGAGCAGACGATATCCAGATGGAAAAAGAACGGGGCCTGGGAGCAGAAAGCTACAGAAGACCTTATGGCCATGCAGACGATACATGAAGACATCCGCGACCTGGTCCGTTACCAACTCCTCCAGCTGCGCAAGCTGAAGGACCAGTATATCAAATCGGAGGCGGATGGCGGGGAGCCCCGGTTGATCGGCAAAGGGGACATAGACGGGGTGCGGGACCTCTACAACATGATAAAGCCGAAGGAAACCGACTGGACGGCATTGGTCAGGACTGTACGGAAGATCAACAAGTTCCTTACGGACAACTACCCTGTTTTGGCACGTGACGTAGCTCCAGCCTTGAATGATTTTTTAAATGAGGAAAGGGGAGGGAACAGATCATGAGCCTGGAGATGAATTTAAGCCGAAAGGAGCAAAAAGAATATGAACAGTGGCTCAGAGAAATGCAGGAGACGGTCCGTCTCGAACCGATCCGTGAGGAAACGGATGAGCAAAAAGGCAGGCGAAAAGCCTCTCTTCTGAAAAACTTCACGAAATTCTGCCGTTATTATTTCGAAGACTTCATGGATGCCGATTTTGCCTGGTTCCACAAAAAAGGAGTTGGCCTGATCGTCGAAAACGACAACATCATGTTCGTCGGAGAATGGCCGCGTGAACATGCCAAATCCGTTGTCATGGACATATTCCTGCCAATGTACCTTAAGGCTTTGGGAAAACTTACTGGCGTTGTCCTCTCCTCGGCCAATGAGGATAAGGCGGACGGATTGCTAGCAGATTTGCAGGAACAGCTGATGTTCAACCAGCGTTATATTGCCGACTACGGACCGCAGTACAAGTCGGGGAAATGGGACACCGGGCATTTCGTCACGAATGACGGGATCGGTTTTTGGGCATTCGGTCGCGGACAATCCCCGCGTGGCGTACGTGAAGCCGCGCTCCGTCCCAACCTGATTATTGTCGACGACATAGATGATGCTGAAATATGCAAGAATGAAAAACGCGTACAGGAAGCCACGGACTGGGTGTTGGGTGACCTGTACGGCTGTGCACCGACCAAAGGCAGCCGTTTTGTCGTGATCGGGAACCGTATCCATAAAGGCAGCATCCTCTCACATATCGTCGGAGATGTTGAAGAAGGCGATCCGGTGAAAGAAACGATAACCCATCTGAAAGTATATGCCCTTGAAAACCCGCGCACACACGAAATGGACCTTTCGGAAAAAGGCGTGCCGGCATGGAAAGAAAGATATACCAGGGAACAGATCCTGACGAAGATGAAGAACATGGGACAGCGTATTGCCCTTCGCGAGTTGTTCCACCAACATATCGTAATTGGCCGGGTGTTCCGCGAAGAACACCTTCCCTGGGCCGACCTGCCGCCAATCGACAACTGCGAGAAGCTGGTCACCTATTGCGATCCCTCTTACAAAGACTCGAAAAAGAACGATTTCAAGGCAATCGTCCTGATCGGCAAGAATGGTCCTTACTTTGACATCTACGATGCGTTTTGCCGCCAGTGCACCACCCCTGAAATGGTCCGCGGCCATTACGCTCTGGCGGAAGAAATACCCTCGCATAGAAATTGTCCGCACTGGATGGAAGCGAATTTCATCCAGGATATACATCTTGAAAAATACGATGAAGAAGCGGAAAAAAGAGGCTACAGCATTGCCATCAGGGGAGACAGGCGGGATAAGCCGGACAAAGTGGAGCGCATCGAAAACCTTTCCGCATATGCGGAGAGGGGGAGGATCCGCTTTAACAAGGCATTGAAGCACAGTCCGGACATGCAGGAGATCCGTCAGCAATTCCTTGGATTTCCGGATGCTCCGCACGATGACGGTCCCGATGCCGTGGAAGGTGGCATTTACAAACTTAACAAGCCCGGAATGAAACAAACCGGCGGGCTTAGATCCGCAAAATACAAACACAACAAATATAGACGACCATGGTAGTAGATTATTTGCAGACATGCGATTTCCTTGTTTTCATATCGGAAGCCTCACTAAAAAAGCTCATCCGCGATGAAGACTGTAAGATACTCAACGCACAGACAATGGCTTACGGGTATATTTCCGAGAAACTGTCCGGACGTTATCAAATAATAAAGGAACTTTCGAAAGAAGGGGACAGCCGGAATGCTTCGATGGTCCGGTGGATGACCGTCCTCACAGTTTATTTTCTCTATCAGTCCGTCCCGGATGAAAGTATCCCGGAAAGGGTAAGGTTAAACTACGAAGACGTGCTGAAAGAGATCGACCGGGTCGCATCCGGCAAGGACAACAGCACGCTCATTCCGGTTTTGGATTCCTCCGGCAAACCCCGGACATCGTTCCGGTGGGTTTCCAGTCCGAGGCGAAGTCATAATCCTTTTGGCTGATCTGTGTCCTCTGTGTAAACATCATCTAAATACAATTCGAAATGGATATAAAAAGAATTACAAACAAAATAGCGTCCAAGTTCGGCATGAGCCGAAAACGTAAGTCTTCCCTTTTGAAACGCCAAGGTCCCACACGGGTCAACATGGAAATGAATAACCTCGTGAAGGCCGCTCTGGAAGCCCTTGATCCGGATAATTCCGACCGGACAGGCCTGCTGGATATATATGAAAACACATGGAAAGACAGCCAGGTCATCAGCGAGCATGAAAAGGCGGAAGCCTTTCTGATCACGGAGCCTTTTGAGGTCTGCAAGAAAGGCAGTGACAGTAAGGATAAGAAACGGACCCTGCTTTTGGATCGTCCCTGGTTTACGCGTTTTCTAACCTTTGTGATGGACAGTGAATTTTGGGGATATCAGCTTATCGAATTCGGCGAGCAGGATTCCAAAGGCGAATTCGTGGACGTGAAAGTCTTTCCAAGAGAGCATGTCCGTCCTTTTGAGAAGATAATCACGATAAACCCTTGGGATCGTGACGGCATATCTTACGAGGGACATGAAACGGCGTTTTTCCTTTTGCCCGTCGGAGATCCGGAAGTGCTTGGAAAATTGGAATCCATCAGCCGGGAAATCATATGGAAAACTTATGCACGGTCGGACTGGTCGGAGTACAACGAAAGGTTCGGGAAACCTTTTATCACCTATGAGACGGACACCGACAATGAAGAAGAACGGGAAAAAGCAATGGAGATGGCCGTCCGTTTTGGCAGTAACCTGGTTGGAGTCGTCGGCAGTAATGAAAAACTGACCGTTACAGCCGTAGCCAGCAAGGAAAGCAGCGATAATTACAAGAGCCTTGCTGATTTCTGTGACGACCAGATCGCCAAGATGATGAACGGGCAGACCGGAACCAGCAAGAACGGACAGTGGACCGGAACCGCGGAAGTGCACGAAAGGGTCCTTACGGAGTTCACCAAGGCGCGGATGAAACGCATCCAGGATATTGTCAATTACCGTCTCTTTCCCTTTCTTGTCGCACATGGCTACAAGCTGGACGGATACGAGTTCCGGTTCTATGGCTTGAAGGATAAAAAGGAGAACACGGTGGACAACAAGAGCTATGACGAGCCGAACCCGGCCAAGCGGAATAAACCGGACGAAGATCGGACTATCGGTTTTTTCGGAAAGGCCCGGAAAGTGAGGGTTTAGGATTTTCCGGGCTTGTTTCCCACTTGTATGATTGCCACTGTCCGGCGTGTGCTTCCATGCGGGAACAGGTTTCAATGGATTTCAGCTTGGATGAGTCGATCAGGAATGCCATATTAAAGCGCATATACGAAAAATTCGATGTCCGGGATGACATCGATCCGGACCTGTTCGAACATACCCGCTCTTACCTTGACAAAGCGGTCGAGACAGGTTTTTATGCAGAAGTAAGATTCGGTGATCCGGATCCGGAATTCCTTCGTGAATTAAAGAGGAACAATGCCGTATTTGCAGCATTCAAGGCACACCGTGAACAGAATGACCTGGCAGCCCTTCTGATCGATGAGAAAGGGGATCTGAGAAGCTATGACGGTTTTAGAAAAGCATCCGAAGCCATAATCGGACAATATAATGTGGACTGGCTCAAGACGGAATATGTTACGGCTGTTTCCGCCGCACGGACAGCCGCCCGTTTCCGGCAATATATGCGTGATGCCGATCTGTTTCCGAATCTTCGTTGGCTGCCCAGTTCTGCCGCAGAGCCCAGAATTTCGCACCGGATGTATTATGGCAATGTCCGCTCCCTCGCTGATCCTTGGTGGGAAACTCATTATCCGGGATGTGTATGGAATTGCCAGTGCGACATGGAAAACACGGCTGATCCGATTACCCACATCGGAGATCGTCCCGTGATTCCGGGAGAAAAAGCGACATGGGACGGGGTGGCACCGGCTTCTCCTGGTCTGGACCGCAACCCTGCCTATACGGGCAGTATTTTCACGGATAACCATCCTTATGTGACGGAAGCTTACAAGGGAGCGGAAAAAGCGGTGGAGCGGTTGCTGGAGGAAGAAGAGTATGAAACAGTTCCTACCGACAAAGGCCGGCTTCGTATCCATAGTGGACACGGCAAAGGTGAACGGGAGGAGAATATACGGGTGGCTTCATATTTTGCCAACAAATACGGATATGACATTGATCTGTTAAATAATCCGGATGGAGTGAAATCGGCAGACAGTCTCAACCGGACACTGGGATATGAGGAAGAATACAAGGTCAGCCGGACCCCTTCGAAAAATTCGATTGACCGGTTGCTCCGGGACGCAAGGAAGCAAGCTGACCATGTCGTGATTTGGGTAGATTCGGACATATCCGTTGAAGAGTTGAGCGCAGCTTTACGTTCAAGGGTGCGACGGTCGGAAAACATAAAAACCGTTACGATTGTGATCAATGGGAAAGATATCAGGCTGGACCGCGCCAATATCCTTTCGGAAAGCTTTAAAATACGACTGGCAGATTTGAAATAATCAAACCTGCCAGAAGGGGGCTCACGGCCTTTCGGCTTAGAACCGTTACAAAAATACTAATATTAGACGACATGCAAAATACTGACATACAAAAATATTTTGACAATCTTTTAAAAGAGAGCCAGGACTGGGCGAAAAACTCATTGCCTAAAATTGTAGGGCGTGAAGCCGTGGCTCATTTTAAAGAGAATTTCGATCAGGAAGGGTTTGTCGATAACGGTTTAAAAAAGTGGAAGGATGTAAAACGACGTGATCCTTCCAGCAAATGGTACGGCTTTGACTACAAAGGGGAAAAACGCGTTTCCTACCGTTTTAAACGTGACAGGAAAACCGGTAAGACATATAAGGTAAAACAGCAGAAAAAACTTAATTTCAGCAAAGCTGCGACAATCCGTAAAATATTGTCCGGAAGTTCCGGTGATTTAAGGAAGAGTATAAGGTATATCCCCAAGTCCGGGAAGGTCTCGATAACGTCCGACAAGCCGTATGCATATGTACAAAACTACGGGGGACCGATAAAAATATTCGGAAAAAAAACAGTGATGCTCCCGGCCCGGCAATTCATCGGGGAGAGCAAGGAACTGAATGATAAAGTGGAAAATATCATAATCAAAGGGTTGGATAAAATTTTAAACAAATAAAAATATGTATTACAGCTTATATAAGGATATCAAAGGGTTGATTGCCGAAAAGTTCGGTATCCTGCTTGATCCGGAAACAGGTATCGTTTCCGATGCTTCGAACAGCCGGCTAAAAGACATCCAATGGTTCAACAACCAATATGAAGGAGTGATCCATACAAGTCCTGTCGTCCTGGTGGAATTTGCCGCCTTGGATATCACTGCCGAGACAAAACAGACAAATTCATGTCAGATAAACATCCGCCTTCATGTCGTTTCCGAGACAAGGGACGAATCGGACGGGGATATGCGGGATGGGGATGTCCTGTGGCATGAGAAGTTGGCCCGTGATGTGCTGGATGCCGTAAATGGATACAGGCTGGATTTTGAAGAAGGAAAGACACGGCCCCTGAAACCGGTATCCTGGGAACACTATCATAAATATAACGGCTGGATGGTTACACTTGTCGGATTAAAAACCAAAGGTTAGCTGAAGCTTGTCCTCGTGTCCCTTTTTCCCGTGTTTCAGTTCCTGCTTGGCCGGATACGAAATCCAACGGTTGAAAGTGCTGTAGGAGATCAGGAACGTATCGCGGATGATATGCTCATACACATATAATTGCGAGACACCCTTCTTCTTTTCGGCGAGGACAATGTCTTGTACGCGTATCATCTTCAATAATGTATTTCTATTATTGTAGGCCATGGACAAACAGTAAAATCAATCAATCTATTTACAAAGTTAGGTTCATAACCAATACCTTACAAAGAAAGAGGCACTAAACTTCAATTTAGGCCTCTTTCTCATTAGTCATCATGCCAGGAAACCGTTTCCGGACAAAGATTTTGCATTTTCTTCAAGGGTCATTCTGTCATATCTGTCGAAGCAGGCGGTTGATTTGTGCCCTGTGCATTTACGGGTTTTCGCGCTTGGTACATTGTTCTTGTTCATATTGGTGATGAAGGTCCTGCGGGCCGTATGGGAGGATATCATTTCGTATTTGGGCCTTTTAACCACTACGATTTCCCCGGCACGTTCTTCCTCGTAAACAATAATCTCATCGATGCCTATTTTCTTACAGACACCTTTAATGGCTTTGTCAAAATATTGGATGCAACGGGCTCTGGGCATCTTCCCGCCGTATTTCGCGAATATCTCCTTCACATACTCCGTCAAAGGGACAACCGCTTTGTTTTTCGTCTTCTTCTGGATGATGTGGATATGATCCCCCTTGATGTTGTCCGAAGACAAACGGGAATAGTCGGAATATCTTTGGCCGGTCATGCATCCTACGATGAAGATATCCCGAATCTCTTCTTCCCAGGGCAATAGTTCTGTATAGTAATAGATGCGGGCAATTTCCTTTTCAGTAAGGTATACGAATGTGGATTCGTTTTCCCGGACTTTTACCTCGGAGTAAGAGTCATCAACGGCCCAGCCTTTTAAATATGCCTTTTTTAAAAGATATTTAAATCTGGTTATCATGCTTTTGATTGTGGAAAGTTTCAGCCCTTTGTCGATGTGCAAATATTGGATGAAATCATCCAGTTCTTCACGGCCAATCTGACTTGTTGTAAAAGTGCGGCCAATGACGTGTTGATAATTTTGAAAATGCGTGAGAAGGTTCCTGTAAAGATGGAACATGCTGCCTCGCTTGTGTATTTGGGCGAAAAGAGTCGCGAATTCCAAAAAATCACATGATGGCAGGTTCCTGAAATACTCGCTTTGCAAACGTGCAGCGTTACAACTTGAAAGGCTAATTTGAAGTGCTTCCATAATGGTAATTTTGTTTCTTTCATAGAATAGCACTACTTTTGTAGTGTTTTTATCAGAGATAGCGATAACTCGCTGTCGAGAGTTTACAGACTCCGCTCGGTGCCATCCGGGCGGAGTTCTATTCAACTAATGTTTTTTCGTGATTTGAGCTATTCCGACTCAGTTCTATTTATCTATGAGTTTTCTTATTCTTGTTTTTCTTTCTCCGCTTGGCAATAGCTTTTCGGTTATTTCCCTCTTTAGTAGATGAGCCTTTCCAGGCATAAGGACCTCTATCTAAAGCCTCTTCATTTGGCACTATATGATATACACTATCTTTATCATAATAATTTCCCATAACCTTCCTCCTTTCCGTATTGCTTGTTAAATGCGGAATCCGCTTGTTGAAACTGTTTTACAAACCGGTTTGGCTTACTTGTAATTACCACTTTCTGCGGTGTGCATCCGGCGAGCATGGCCAGCAGGCACATGATTGTTACTATCTTCATTTCTATTTAAATTGAAACTTTTCATATACTCACAATCTCTATCACAAGGGCAATTATCATCATAGCAACTATCGTTGTGACTGTTCCAACAAGGACATTGCTTATGATATGCTTCTAATCTGGCTTTGGCTCGAGCAGCTTTCATTTTAGCCTTAATATGATCTGGCAAAGCCTCCTGTGCTGCCGGATCGAAAGTGATACATTTTATCTTATCCATAATTCAATGTCCTTCAATTCGTTTATATTTTCCGCACTTTTTACAGAAATAATGTCTCACGGTATACACCTTTTCATTTCCATCAGTATCATTGTATTTTACCCATCTTTCGCACATCAATTCCCATTCGTGGCAACAGAACCATTTCTTTATAATTGCGTCAATCAACCTTTTCATAATTCAGTCCTCCTTATTAGGTATCAAATCTTCGATGTATGCCCAACGATCGATTGCCTCTTTCACTTCCTGCGGGTTGGGTACGACCAAATGTCCACAACTGCCATCCCTATGTGTGTATTCTATCAATGCCGGTTTGTTTTCTGCTTTCTCGTTTGTAGCATCATGCCACACGCTGTTGATGCGCCATTCTGCACCTGTTATGAAGGCTTTTTGTAATTCTGTTGCCATGCCTTTACCTGTCCAGATATCATGATCTTTTTCTTGATAATGCTTTGCTGCTTTTTCAATATCATCTCTTTCCATTTTTTCTTTTGTTAAATTAATATCTTTCGTGATTTGAGCTATTCCGACTCAGTTCTATTTATATTTTAATATCAATTCGAATAAATATAATGCATTCCTGCTTCATATACCTTATGTACATCAGGGTCATTCTTGTCTTCCGGTTCCAATTCACTCTCTTCACGAGTATAATCCCATTCAGAGTTGTAGTACATATTCTCATTTGTTTTCTCCAAGGAGCAATCTTTCATCAAATTCAGATATTCTCCCCAGACTGCAACTTCTTGTCGTTGCTCTTCTTCTGTCATAAGGGATATTTTGTCTTTCAATTCTTTCCAAGTCATAGCTTAAATTTTGTTTAATGTTGATACTCCCCCATTCCTTCTGATTCTGTTTTTTATCTACCGACCGAACACCTCTTTGAATTTGTTGTCTAAAGCATTAAGTATTCTAATTCTTATTGCCGGATCACAACTTATATTATCAATCGAATAGATTCTAGCGAGAAGTTGTTCTCTTGAACCGCAGAAACATCCACAAGTATAAAAAGGGGCGATTTGGGGGTAATTGTGTTTATACCACATATGATTAGTTCCTTTTACCGCCACATAGTTTTTAGTGACTACGAAATCGTAGGTTGTTTCTTTATAACCCGGTGTGTTAGGGCTCTCGGCAGTGCTACAGCAGACACCCCAGTTACTATCCTTAGCCAGTTCAGTTAACACCTCTACCGGTGTGTTAGGGTTCCCGGCAGCGCTACAGCGGACACCCCAGTTACTATCCTTAGCCAGTTCAGTTAACACCTCTACCGGTGTGTTAGGGTTCCAGGCAGCGTTAAGGCGGACACTCCGGTTACTATCCTTAGCCAGTTCAGTTAACACCTCTACCGGTGTGTTAGGGTTCCCGGCAGCGTTACAGCGGACACTCCAGTCACTGTTTAAAATTTCATTTTTAGTCATTCTCTATATAATTTAGAAGTTATACTTTATCATTTATCCTTATCTCTTATGATTCTGCCATACAAGAAACGCTTTGCTCGCCAATGTTAGCAAAATAATGCTCCCGCAATGTATTGCCTTTCTTTATCCATTTGTGGATATTGTCCGGCATCCCCTCAAATCTTTGGAAGATGGTCGGATATAATACAAGCAGCTTGCAAATCTCATTGAAAAGCGCATTACTTGGCTTGTCTGTCGTGATATGATTGAGAACATGAATATAACCGTTCTCGTCAAGCCATGTAATTTCGTATTTCTTTATCATGTTAGCATTTAATTCTTATATGAGTCCCTTTTATGAATCATAATCCGGATTCCACTCTATTGAAATGGTCGCTTTCACTTTTTTGGTGGCGTCACAGAATTCGCAAGGAATCCATCTTGATTCATTGTGTCCTGTTTCAACTAAAGAACCTCCTTGACCGTTACAACGAGGACAAGGGACATTGCGTATGTACTTTTTTTCAGGATTTGTACCGTACTTATCCGGTTCGATATCCAATGTATATTTTAATTCACTCATTCTATTCTCCTTTCTCTTTTAAAATAAACTCGGTTCTTTCGATTCCTTTACATACTCCAGTACCATATAGTCCAGTGGTTGCGTTTTCCAGTTGATGCCAGGTCGGTTCTTGTAAAGCGACTTGATCAGCCGTCGGCATTCTTCGGGCGATAGGCCGGTGTCGAGCTTCGCCATCGGGAGATTGATGCGATCCATCGTGATTGTGGTGGCGTGTATGATCCGGGCGTTACCTTTCCACACACCTTTTAGATAGACCTGCTTCACTGCGCCAATGGCGTTCCTCACCGGCTGGTGTATCCGGATCGTTGTGAAGCACTGGCAGTTCAGTTTGTTGTTGAAGTTATCTTCAAATTCCAATCGTTCATCCATGACTTTATAATATTTGCCATTTGACTGCTTACATTTAAAACAATATATCATCCATCTGCTATCTTTTTTATCCACCCGGCACACTGTATATCGAAACCCGCAAGGGCAAACATATATCCAGTGGCCAGGAGTCAGAGTGGTTGATTTGACTTTTACGGACATTAATCAATTGCACTCATGGACAAAGGAATGTTATGTTCTTTTCCGTTCTCATCCCGGAAAGTCGCTTCAATAAACTGACAGGTCGGAACAGGACGGTAAGCTTCCTTTATGATTTTAATTCCGTCCATGAAATCTTCATCTCCTGATTTTATCGCGAGTTTTTCAAGTTCCAACACCTTCTGAGCTTTTAAATTACCTTTTCGGTCCTTGGCAAGAAGGCCCATAACCGTATCGACCAATGAAGCACTATTTTCATCTTTTGCAAGAGTTCGCAAATAAGCTTTTACTTTGTCTACTCCAACATTTACAGTATCGTCCCATCCTTCATTGATCCGATTTCCTATACGGATAGTTTTGCTGCCATCAGATGTTGAGAGCGTATCGCTTTTACGATCACTTTTTACATTGAACAGTTCGTTTTTCATTTGAATGATAGTTGAACTGCTTGAAAAAATATCAGATTTTGTATTCATTAGAATAGAAGAAACATTCTGCAATTTTTTCATTGTCTCTTCAACCCATGAATCCACGATCGCTTTATAATTTTCGCGTTCTTGCTGTACACGGGCTCTTTCAGCCTTGTCTTCTGCTTCCAACTGCCGACGTAATTCGGCTTTCTGTTCTTTTGTCAAATTATCCAAGTTCATAATTTTGTATTTTAATATGTTAATATTCAATTTTTATCTAAAATCGTCATTTACTTCCAAAGGCTTTTCACCTTTGATGTCGAGAATCTTTTTTTCTATCCATCCGATTCGTTCGAGAGCCTTTCGGTCGTCCGGATGGTCAAAAAGGTGGTCCAGTTCTTTATCGTATTCCCTTTCCAAAGATTCCAACTGCTTCTGTTCTTCGCGGGAAAGAGTTTTTGCAGGATCTTGTTTTACTCTTGGCATAACACTAATTCTTTGAGGCCGTAGCCAGTTCTTTTCGTTGTTGCTTTAACCGATTGTCGCAATACGAACAGACGGCCTTGAATAAATCCGGAAGTTCACAGATAGGAATAGCCGGCAGAATTCGTCCGCGACTGATAGGAAGACTCCGGATATGGCGGTTGACTTCTTCATATCCATTAATTGTATTGATGCCAATTCGGGAAAGTTGCGTAAAAATACGATGATACCAGCCTTTACGGATGGCTCTCTCGTTAAGTTCGGCCTTCAGGCTGTTCATGTCTGTCGCGATGTTAACCTGCCTTTTTAAATCGATGACCAGTTCGTCATATTCCTTGTCGGAAAGTTCCGACAGGCTGATCCTTCGTCCATGATCCGCTCCGTATTTGCCAATCAGGAAGCTCTCTATCACACCACCCTTGATCGTCTCCACTTCTGAGGGATCATAGCCCGGTATACGTCTCAGATAACCGTAGAACAGGCCGGTGTTACGTTTCTTGTAGGTACGTTTTTGAGTTGTCATATCTCTGAATTTTGTAATGTTTGTCTGGAAAAATCCGTCTTGTCTCCGTGAATGAGGGATGCCGTCTCTTCATCAATATCGATACGTTCATTCTTACCTCCGCGGACAGTGGCATAGGCTGCTTTTCCCTTTACGTGAAAATAGGCATAAGCCATTTGTTTGGCTATCGTGGCCGGTGCTCCCAGTGGCTCTCCCCGTTCATCCTCATGAGCAAGGAAAACAAAAAGGACCTTCGGAAAATCTTGCAGGAGCGTGATGATGTCATCCTTCTTTAAGTCCGTATAGACTGTCAGATTATCTATAAAGATGATTTTCTCACATTTCCGGTTGTTTTTTATCTCCTCACGCAAATCATCGATAGAGACGAATGGCCATGAATGAAAATTCCGATTGGTGTCCTGAATTCCGACACGATTGACTGCCTTCGTATATGAGGATCCGGTGCCTTCCTCCGCAGATATATATAACACCGGTTCAATCTTGGAAAGGTCATTGGCAAGATTAAGGGCAAATGTGGATTTACCATTTTTTTCCTTGCCATATATGAGCCAACAACCCTTCCGTTCCTGGTCTCCCAATATCCTTTTCCATTCTCCCAAGAACGGCATGAATTTAAACCGTTGGGCATTCAGGTTACTTACTGATAATCTTCTCATGATGATACTATTCCTCATTTAAGATGAGCAATGTTTCTGCACGACGGAGGCCGGTTTCTGCTTCCTGGCTGTCAGTCGCCAGACACATGTTCACGATTTTGTTGATTTTGCGTTTGTCTTTGATGTTGACGGATAATACCGTTTCTATCAGCGTCCGGAAGAACACCGCACGATCATCCGGTGCATCGGGAACGATGTGGTTGTATTTCGAAGAGAAGCGGGAGAAGAGTTCCTTGTAGGACTGCTTCTTTGATGTCCCTTTCCCTTTCTGCAATTTGGTCCGTAGTCCGTCAGAACCCATCAGATACCATCCGCAACAGTCTTGTGTCCCGTTCCAGAATTCATGCAGCAACAAAAGGGATGAATAGGACAATGCGCCGGCTTCGTCTATGATTACGATCGGATGGGGCAGGATGTTCAGTATGTATTTGGCGGATTCCTTGATCTCTTCCAATGTCCCGTCCAGTTCCCCACCCACGGCTTTTGCGATGGCGCGGATCATAGAACGTTCCTGCCGGCATTGCGTCGCATCGATATAGAAGCAATTCTTCAAGGTCCGTGAAAGATAGCGGGCGGAATAGGTTTTACCGATTGCACATTCATCCACAAACATCATCGATTTACTGAATTCCTTGCAGAACAGGACATCTTCCTCGATCATGTTGAAAACGTCGGTACGGGCCATGTTCCAATTGCGTTCGTTTAGGGAAACGCCAAGCTGCCTTCCTAACTCCAACCATTTACCCGGAGATATCTTCCTGTCGATATCGCCTTTCTTCAAACCGCTATATACGCTTTTGTTGATCCCGTATTTTTTTGCGAAATTCGAATCGCTACCGTCATAGCGTTCGCGGGCATCCGCAAGGGCGGAAAGGACTTTTACCTTATATTCTTCTGTTAACTCAATCATATCGTGCTATTTTTAACGTTGTCAAAATCTATCTTTTAAACTTGGGGCAAACGATTTTCGAACACTGTTCGAATCCTGTTCGATTTCCATTTCCTGATTTCTATTGTCTATTTCCAGTATTTCGATTTCTTCGGGTTCTTCTACCGCTTCATATCGTGTGAGACCGGGCATCCGGAACTTTCGGTTCAAGGTCGTTTCCCGATGATCGATGACGGTCACTTTTTCGATGCTGTGGTAACGCCGTTTGCTGTACCCCTCCAGCGTATTGCGGTACCGGGCAAACAATTCACGGTTTCTGGCCTGTTCCTCCGTTTCTTCGATCTTGGCACGGGCTGTCCGGGGCTGTTCTACTAATTCACAGACCACTCGTGTCGTGTCACGCAGACAGACTATGGCGGCCAGGCATTCGCCGTTGTTGCCGTCCAGCCAGTAGATGTCAACGTTTTTACCGGCCAGAACCTGCATATATCCGATCAACTTGTCTCCGGTAGCCAATTCCCCGCCATCGGCCAACAGGAAGATGGAACTTCTAAATCGGACTTGCCCCGACATGCTGACGCTGCTTTTCGTCCTATATCCCAATGTCAAGAGGATGGAACGATACGGGATCGGACGGTTGTTTTTCGGATTTTGCTTCTCAAAAAGTATTTCCCAACGGGTTTTACCTTCATAAATACTGCATTCCATATTGTTCCAGTCTTCAATGTCACGAAGACTTTGTTCTACCAGTTTGTCATACGGCACTATCTCTTTTTCCTTTGTTCCTACCTGGTTGGACTCGTTCCGAGCGAAAGGACGGGCGATCCATCCCGTATGCTTCTTTTCCACCTGGTAACGAAGCGGCCTCCAGTAACCTTCGCATCGTTTACTCCGTGCGCTGTTTGCTTCGATACGGACATTCTGGAACATGTTGCCGGATTTTAGGAAACCTTCCCGATAAGCCGCATTCAGGTTGCTTTCGCACTCAATCTCGTCTGGTAACGGCAATCCCCATTCTGCATAATTGCGCACCATCTGGCGGTAAAAGTCAAGGATAATACCCTCTTTTGATGTGCCGTATACCCATGTCGTAATTGCTTCGCTTCCCAAATCGATTCCCAGATAAAACCACATGCGAGTTCCTTTTTTATACTCGAAAGGTGGTTGACGGTCATCCACTGAAATGATCGATCCTGCAAATTTCGGATGCTCCAGCTGTTCAAATGGTACATACTGTCCCAGGCGGATCTGACGGTTCCCAGTACGCTTGCGGGATGTGGCCACTGAGCTGCCCCATGAATTCAAGAACATGGTGACAGTACGCTGGCTTACCTTGTTGAACGACTTCGGATCAAACACTTCTCCCGTCTCGTTGCTGATGATTTCCACATAACCGGACAGGAATGCGGACAGTTGACGGTAGACTTCGGCAGGTGAAGGCTTGAATGTCTGGTGGGCAAACATGCTGTCCAGCAAGTCGAGCGTACGTTCCACGGCCTTGCCTCGATTGTTGTTGTCGTAGCCTTTCAACAGGGAAGAATAGCCTTCCGCCTCGAAACGTTCGATTTTCCTCTTTAATGAAATGGGGTTGGTCGGTAGCTTGAATTGCGGCAGTTTATTGATACCGCGCCAGGCATTGAAATTGTTGACAACCGTGGAAAGTACCTTATAAGTATTCTTCACCGGCTGGTTATGCTTGACACATTCTTCATAATGTTCAGAACGCCATCGGATGGCTGCTTTCAGTACACTGGCATCAAGGACGTATTCCTTTTGCCGTTCCGGATCAATTGTACCATATTTACCCGGACATACATCACGGAAATAGGAAACGGCTTCCAGATCCTCCCAAAAGAAACGTTCCAGGGAACAATCCTTCTTTCGGGGATCCCCCAACTGTTTACGCCAGTCTTTGGGCAAGGTATCATAGGCAATCAGAACTTTGTTGCCTTGCCCTTTCCCTTCACGGGCACGATGAATGCCGTATGTTTTCTTTCTGTCTCTCCAAAGCCTTTGCTTCAACGCTTCCCACGAAGGGAAGAAGTCCGGTATCAGTTCTTCCTTCGTCACCACTATCATGTTATTCCATTCGTGAGGCATATCGTTTTTTGTTTTATTCATTATCAAAATGTTCCCGGAAACGGATTCGAACCGCTGACCATATCGCCTGAATTACCAGTTTCGATTGTTCTACCTGACTGAACTATCCGGGATACCACCCTCGTTTCGCGGGCCGCGTACCGCTCATGCTAAACCAATCTTAATTGAAACCTAAACCGATTGTTTATCCTTTATCGCTGCCACCAAGCAGACGTGTAAACCATGACTCAAACCGGTCGGCCTCCTTGCAGCATTCTTTCTCGTTCGCCATCAAAAGAAAACTGAACAAAAACCAGACTGAACAGAGCAGGCTTCCCTCTGCCGGTTTCCCGTTGTCCATCGCTCCGGCTCCGACAAACAGAAAGAACCAACTGATGCACCAACCATATAAAATCACCTTCACTTTCATATTCTTATTCTTTTATTTCGTTCCCGCCGCCGGTCTCGCTCCGACACCTGCAAGTCGTTAACTTTCTTGGCGGGAATAGTCTCGGTTTCGGTCAAACAACCTACCTTTGTAGGTCAAGTTAAAAAATATATTTATGGAGCTTAGTAATATTGCAGAAGCAGTCCTTCAGTCCTTACGAAAGCAAGGCGAAGGCAATCGTTCTATCGTAATTAATCGGGAGTACGCATCCGAATTGGGAATTCCTTACCATTTGCTGAAAAAGATCGTGAATGATCTTATCTGCGAGGGTTATCTAACGAAAAGGGCGGAAACCAAAGACGGACAGATCGTAAGGACCGTTAATGAGAACTGAATTCTTGTTTCAACTTATTCAGGGGGATCTTTTTCAAGGTTCCCCGTTCTGTCAAACTCTCCAATTCTCCTTGCAAATTCCAAATGCATTCATCGCCGGATCGTTCTTTGCTGTTGATACCGATAAAGCCCATGCTGAACAGTTCCATCAATCTGAATAAATCCGGATGTTGCAGCGAATATTCCCATTGCTCAAAGGACAAACGGTCTTCATATTCTAAGATACCATCGCACGATATGGACCGTTTTACATACATCTTTCCGGTAGAGTCATCCTTAACTTGAGCAACTCTCAAATTATAGCTATGGACTGATATCTCTTTATCAATATGTATATCTTTCAAATCGGTACAATAAATGTCTTCTTGGGCTGATTGTGTATTTCCTTTTTCGATTTCCATAATTCTCAATTTAAAATTTCTATCATTTGTTCTTATAGTCGATATCATAGCAAAAGATATCACCATTTCCGAAGAGCAATTTCGAGAGCGAGTCGATCCAGGTCTATCCCACCTTGATTCGTTAAAGGGAGCATTTGACCGTTCTCCTTGCAAAATAGTCTATTATCCTCCATGCGTACGAGATGAAAAAAACGAAGGTTGGTCTGCGAGAGGGATTGTGCTAATCTCTGTCGGCAAGGTTCGTGGCGGAGCTTTACTTTATCTATACGAGTCAATTGCCCGGTTGATAGAGTTTGAGTTACCAGACTACGAAGTCCGTTACGAAAGGAGCGTATTTGAACAGGAGTCATAATCCTGATAATAGCGGATGTTTGATTTTTCATTCCCATATGTTTTAGAAAGTTAGATTATATTTATCCCTCAATCGTCCGTTCTGTCTCTCCCTTCGCATTCAGGATACGGACGGTACGAGACATCGGTTTCTCCTCCATTAGGATTCCACCCCGTTCCAAAGCCATCGTCCGTGCTTTTTGGGCCGATGGGCTGTTACGTTTGAAACTGAGTGCCATTGAAAGTGCGGGACCGGTGATTCCCAATACCCTGCAAATCTCCTTACGAGCTATACCGTCTGCCAGTTCAATTTTTCTTCTCATGATTTGTATTTAATTAGTTTGTTTACAATAGATGTGTTGTTATCAGAAATTCATACTCTTTGCTTGGCTCAACCGTCACTGTCAGGTCCTCGGCCTCTGTGAATTGTTTTTTCTGTTTTTCTGTACTCATATTGTGAAATTGTTTGAAAATTGTCTACTTTTATGGCCGTGTTATCGTGTAACACGATGCAATATTACGACATAAATCGCAACAAAACAAATTTACAACGATGAAAATCGCAACTACAAAAGAAAGGATTTTACAATACATTGATTACAAAGGTATTTCAAAGCAAACTTTTTTTAAAGAAACAGGTCTAAAACGTGGTTTTTTAGATGCGGATAAGCTGCATACCAGTATTCCAGATACATTTATTGCGACTATAATCGCAACCTATCCGGAAATAAACCTAAACTGGCTTCTTACTGGTCATGGCTCCAAGTTAAAAAGCGAATCGGCAGATTTTATAAGTAAGGAAATTGAGGTGGATAATGCTGATTTACCTGTAAAAAGAAATCGGATCCCTTTTTACGATGATGTATCCACTATTGGTGGAATAAATGACTGTGTAGCAACAATGGATTCCTCCAGCCCATCCGAATGGATTGATGCGGGAGACTGGTTCCCTGAAGCTACAGCCGCTATACGGCACTATGGTGACAGTATGGTAGAGTACCCAAGTGGATCTATTCTGGCCTTAAAGCGAGTAAATGATACACGCTTGATCATGAATGGACATAACTATGTGATTGAAACAACTGAATATAGGGTGACAAAGCAACTACAGGATCAAGGGGATCGCTTCATAGCATATAGCACCAACCGAGAGACCTATCCAGATGGAAATTTGATACATGCCCCATTCCCAGTACCCAAGGACGCAATATTACACATTGATCTTGTTTTAGGCTGCGTTACTAAAGAATATAGTAGTGGAGCGATACAGATAAGAAAGTAAAATTCAAAAATACAATAATTAAACCGCAATGAAATCAAATATAATAGTGACGACAACAAACTCAATAGAGGGATGTTGTATAAAGAAATATTTAAAAACTATTTGTAGTAACATTGTTATTGGAACCAATGTCTTTTCAGATATAGCTGCCTCTTTTACGGATTTTTTTGGAGGAAGATCTGATACATACAGAAGAAAACTTGATATCATATATGATGAAGCATTAAAAGAATTAGAGCAAAAGGCAATTAAAATTGGAGGCAATGCTATTGTTGGCTTTCGAGTCGATTTTACAGAATTATCAGGAAAAGACAAATCCATGTTTTTAGTATCAGCATCTGGTACGGCTTGTGAAATAGACTTGAAAACAGGGGTGATTGATAGTCGCAAAACAATTTTTGCAGATGAATTAGAGCAAGAAATAACCAAAATAAACTTAATAGATTCGATTAATGATGGCAAACGAATCAACTCATCTCAGATCAATTTTTTAATTATGCATCCTCTTCTTGAAATAGCAAATCAAATAATAAATAGATATATAGAATTTTTATCTATTTCAAGTGACGACGGGAAAGAAGAAGCTCAAAAACTGGAAGATATCATTAGAGCATATACTAAAAAAGACATAGTACCTATCGTTTATAACTTCTATGAAGAAACAAAAAATATCCATATTACTAAGCTTATAAAAAATTGTAATTTATTTGATGCTCGTAGAATACTTCATTTATGCAATAAAGATATAAACTTAGCTGTAGAGGTTTTATCTGCAAATGCTGATGAATATAACACAGAAGATTTAGCTTTAATGAAACAAATTGTTGAAAAGCTAACAACAGTCTCTTTTCTCGGAAAAATAGAGTCTGTAAAAAGTGGTCTATTAGGAAAAATGCAAGAAAAATATATCTGTCCTAATGGACACAAAAATGATATTGATGCTACATTTTGCACTTCCTGCGGATTAAATATATATGGATTTAATTCTGATCAGGTATCTAAAATAAACTTATTCAAAAGAAAAGTTGAAGCATTAAGTAATTTAATGGCATAGTTGAATAAAGAAACTATAGTTAACATATTGATATACTGCAACAAATATCAATTTTGACACATGAAAAGTGCTAAATAAGGGGTAACGAAACCGACATTTAACATGCTTTTTTGCAATAATTAACCACTTATGTGGTATCGAAAGTGTTCAAAAAACAAAGCCAGATGTTACCCTAAGTGTTACCCTAAGTGTTACCCTAAGTTGAAATAACGCCATTTCAAGCCACAAAAAGGGCGATGTCTCGATCTGTTAATGATCAGGACACCGCCTAAAATGATTTAAGCCTTTAAAGTATGACTTAAATACAAGTAAAACAGTTATTTACTACATCTTATCAAATGCGATTGTATAATCATGGCTCGTTTGGTCATTTTACAGCTTCCATCGGTCATACCAGCATGCAATAAACTACTCTTGGTAATCCCAATTTCCTCTTCACTGAGCACGTCAAATATCGCTGAAATCGAGCCAAAATAATAATTCTTTTTCTCAAATATCAAATGTACATGTATTACTTTCGTCATAATCATTTTGAATAGTTCGAGCTACAAATATACCAAATAGTAAGTATATGGAATAATTTTATTAATACCTATTTTGTGTCACCAACAAAAAAAGAGACCGTATAAAGCCTCTTTTATCACACACTGGACTCATGAATATGCTATCCACAAATCAGCCCTTCAATAGGCAGAATCAGCCCAATTCATGTGATCATACATTCTTAATTAACATCGAATTCAAATACCATTTCAAAACCTCCCAAATTCACTCACATATTTAACATAAACATCAACTCAATTAAACCTACTTGTACTTTTCGTATTGAATCATGCTGTTTATTGATTTATCATAACTGTCTGACATCCTTTTATCTATGTGCTATTTTATATTTACTGAACTTTTACTTTTCGTATTGCCCCTTATACATGACAATTGAAATTGACATAAGATACTATTCCACTCAACAACTCCAACATTCTTTCCTGTTGGGTCATTCATTATATCACCCTCGTAAATCTCCTTTCCGCTCTTGTCTTTTAGGCCAGTGTATTGACCTATAGTTGTTTTATCACACATAACTCCAGACAATTGAAAGAAGTTGTGGGTTCTAAAGTTAGAAACCACAAACATCAAAACAGCAGTTTCCCATCCTTCTTCTCCATCACCGCATTGAAAACACTTTTATAGGTTTCATATAATTCTTTCCTACTTTCCGGTCCCGACCAATCAGCAAAAGACTCTCCTGCAAAAAATTTCCAAGCAAAGATACGTTTAGCTTTTTCGGATAAGCCTAATTGATCGATTATGTTCCGGACATCCTGCATACGTTCTCGGATGTATTCGGTACGATCTGGGCTGTCGTCGGGTTCGTCAATGATATTCAGCCGTCGCCAATCTACATTCTCATCTACCGGTATATGTTTGTATTTATGCCGGTAAGGTGCTGTATCGGATGTGGCATTTAACCTAATCGAACGCATGATATACCAGTCAAGCTCCGTGTAGGCCCCTGATTTTTTCTCCATCATGCGTTCGATTTTATCAGACGGATTTTCACATATTCCAGCTAATACCTCATTTAAAACATCTCGTCCTTCACCAGGTAATCCTGATATATTACAGCAGTAATTTGCGAGATCCAACCACCTGTCATAACGTTTCTCAATATATTTATTCAATGCCTCACTTGCCATAGTCGTCTTTATTTGATATATTTGTTTCTGATTGTAAGGGGGTGGCGCTGTGAGGCGCTGCCTTTCTTATTCCTCCTCTTCGTTCGTATCAAAAAGATTTGCCATCATATCAACAATATTCGTCTGGATATTATCTTCAGCCCCCAATACAGCATTACTGATATGCTTCTTTTCTTCAATGATCCTGTAGAGCTTCTGGTCAATCGTCCGACGGCCGAGCAGGTAGTAGCAATTCACTGAGTCTTTCTGTCCGATGCGATGGGCACGGCTTTCTGCCTGATCACAATCTGCATACGTCCAAGGTAGCTCAATAAAGGCGACATCGCTGGCTGCTGTGAGCGTAATACCGGCACTGGCCGCTTTAATGGAACAGATGATAACGTCCGTCTTCGGGTTCTTTTGAAAGGCATCGACAGAAGCCTGCTTCTCCTGCATATTCTGTCGTCCGGTGACGCAGACGGCGGAAGGAAAAACTATCATCAGGCGGTCTACAATTTCATGCAGGTTACAGAACAGGATGATCTTTTTCCCGTTCTCCCGAAAGTCCTTCACGAAGTCGATAACCTCTTTCAGTTTTCCGCGTGCGGTAATATCTTTCAGAATACCGATACGAACCATAACTTCCCCTTTCAGTGACTTTTGAATCTTTTCGTCGTCCGCTTCCTTGTATCGTTTCAGGTAATCGATCAAGTCGCGTTCCGCATCCATATATTCCTTGTGGTTCGTTATCTCACAGGAAACAATCTGACGCACTTTATCCGGCAACTGGGTGAGTACTTTCGACTTTTCCCGACGAAAGAAGCAGTGTTGCCATAGCTTATAATTTAGCTCCTTTAGATTGCTCGCTTGGTTAGGACCGGAACAGTACCGAAGCATGAAACCTTTCCATCCACCCATATCGATCATGCGATCCATAATACCCAATTGTGCAACCAGATCCTTTGGTTTGTTGACAACAGGTGTCCCAGTCAGCAAGATGATATATTCTTTCCCGGATGCAATGCCTTTGCAAAACTTGGTCTGCTGGGTGGCCGTTGATTTGACTTTATGCGATTCGTCGATTATCACGGACTTGAACAGTTTGATCGTGTTGTGAAATTCGACATCTTTCAATGTCCATTTCTCTGCTTTCATGATCCGCCGGACAAAGTATTTTCGTAGGCTTTCGTAGTTTACGATAAAAACCTGGTTCATGCCTGTCTGCCAGAAGAAAGGCCAGCTATCGCGGACGGAATCGGTTAATACCATCGCTTTCTTGTCTGTAAACTTATGCCATTCCCTTTGCCAATTGATCTTGACAACATTCGGGCAGATTACCAGGCAGGGGAAGGCGTCGGCCTTGTTGATAGTGGCGATGCTTTCAAGTGTATTGTGCGTTACAATATAATTGTTTGTCAGATACAAATGATCCGGAGCGGTTACGCTTATACATACGGAATCTTCCTCTCTAATATATTCGATAGACGAGATATACCGTGAACAATAGTTCGTCTTTTTGATGTTCCATTCGGCAGCTTTCCGTTCGAGGTAGAACGGGCAAACCTTGATCCTCACGTTTACTTGAAACTCCACGCCTTTACCTTCATTTCGCCTGTCGT